GACGACGTCTTCGACAAGGAACCTGACGTCTCCCTGCTCACCGCCTCCGACGATCCGACGGACGACGAGGACTTCCCGGCGAAGGTCTCTCTCGACGGTGTCAAGGTCCCCGTCAAGGCGAAGTCACAACTCGATAGGGTCCTGTACAACAGGGGCCGCATCAGACACTCCGGTGCCGCGGCGACTCACAGGCCCGATTTCGCGAAGATGACGAGTCACGACAACAAGTCGTTGACAGATCCGTACGACACGGAGAGCATCTCCTCTTTCCTCAGGAATCCCTTCGGAGAAGGAGTTCGTCGACACAAGACGCCCGTCGGAGAGGAAGTCCTCTCTTCTCTTCGCAACATGTCGAGGTCCGCGCGGTTCTCTCGGACGAGATCCGACGGGTTTGGAGACCACAGGCGCATCATATCGGAGTCCGACGACGAGGTCGACGTCGGCGACGCCAGAGAACACAGGGAAGTCCTCGTTATAGACGACGACGGGAGTGACGACAAATGACCGCAAAGAGCCACAACAAGAAGAGAAACTCGCTGCTCATCTACGAATTCCTCGTTCAGACGATCTCTAGGGCCCTCGTCGAGGACGACAAACGACGCTCCGCGTCTGCCCTGAAGATCCTGAGGAAGCATTTCAGGCCTGGAACTGAGATCTACAAGGAATTTAGACTCATGAACGCGCTGGCGAAGTCGACCGTGTCCTCCGAACACGTCGCCGCTTCGATCATGAAGGAGGCCAAGACGGCAGCCATCGGATTCGACCTCGAGGCCCTCGACAAGGAGAAGTCGATTCTCATACGGAACATAAACCACGTCATCAACGACGAGAACTTCTACGACCAGCACGTCGCCGAATACAGGACGTTCGCCTCGATTCAGGTCCTCATCAACGAGTGGCGTTCGACAGAGAAGGACCTCGGTCGGATGGCGCAGTACGAGGACATTGTCATGAGGCACCTCGTGACGCGGAAGGAGACGCCGTCCGACGTCACTGTGAACGAGGACACCTCAGGCACCGCTCGGCTGCTCATGAAGGTGATGACGAAGAAGCTGAACGAGAAGTACGACGGAGTCCTCAACGATCAACAGAAGTCGTTGGTCAAGGCATACGCCTATTCGACCGCCTCTTCGGATCAGACTTCGATTGTCATGAAGCTGAAGGAGATCAAGACGGAGCTTCTCGACCTCATCGACACATACGTCTGTGAGGTTCAGCACAACGACTACCTGAAGAACAAACTGATCGAGACACGGGACGTCCTAGTCAGGGAGACTCTCGAAGAAGTGGACGATTCCATCGTGACACGTTTCATGTTGTATTCCCGTCTCAACGACGAATTGAAGTCCAAGGAGTGATCAAAATGACACAAGATCTGCGGCTGTTGAATTCATATGAGGTCTTCGACTACACTCCTGACATGATCAAGGAGTCTCGGGAGAAGAACGGCGGCAAGGTGATGATGAAGGGAGTCCTGCAGAAGGCGGACACCCTGAACCAAAACGGAAGGATCTATCCCATCTCTGTCCTGGACAGGGAGATACGCAACTATCAAAAGTTCATCGTGGAGAATCGGGCTCTCGGAGAACTGGACCATCCGGACTCCTCCGTTGTCAACTTGAAGAACGTGTCACACGTCATCAAGGAGGCGTATCTCGACAAGGGCGTCGTTTACGGTACCGTCGAGCTTCTCGACACCCCGTCAGGAAAGATCCTTCAGTCTCTCGTGGAGAGCGGAGTCAAGCTTGGGATCTCGTCCCGCGGGGTCGGATCGACCAAGAAACAGGGCGACTATCACGTCGTGCAAGACGACTTTCAGTTGATCTGCTGGGACTTCGTCTCGGAGCCTTCCACACCAGGTGCCTTCATGATACCTGAGGGAAAGCAGATCAATTCAGCAGAACTGAAGGCGATCTTTAACAAGTCAGACAGGATCGATAGAATCGTGAACGAAATTCTGTCGATGAAGAAGTGACAGAAAGAGGAGTCATGAGAGTCACTAAGAATGAATTGAAGAACATAGTGAAGGAATGTCTCAGGGAGATACTGTCCGAGGGTCTAGGAGACGCTCCTCAAAAAAATACGAGTAAGTCGATATCCAACCTCACGTCGACTCAGCCCGAAATTCCCAGGAAGTCAGTCGTTTCATCCCGATTGACCCAACGACCTGTTACGCAAGGTTTGCCAACGCAGCACCTTCAGGAGACGATACGACGAGAGGCAGGAGGAAATTCCGTCATGGAATCGATCCTCGCCGACACGGCTGCCTCCACGCTTCCGAAGATGTTGCAGAACGAGGGCAAGCCCCACATTCCGTCGACCGCGGCCGGCGGCGTCGCGGAACACGTCGTGGCTGCTTCTAGTCCTGAAGAGCTCTTCGGGGGTGACGTAACGTCCAAATGGGCCGACCTCGCCTTCATGACACCTGGCAAGAAGTGAAGTCCCGTCAAACATTTTTTTTGAACGTAATAATTAAGGCTAGACACGTGTGGTTTCTAATCGAGCCACGGAGAGAGACACAACATGAAACTCACAAATGAATTGCTTCGCAGGATAATCGAAGAAGAGGTCGCCAAGTTCGGCGACATGGAGTCGACCGAGGACAGAGCGAAGAAGACGCCCGAGATCGACGCAGACGAATTGGGAAGCGACAAGGTCAAAGAGAAGACGATAGACTTCATGAAGGCCCTCAAGATCGAAGAGACGCGCCTTCGTCGTCGACTCTTGAAGATCTCTGAAACCCGTCGCCGCCTCGAGAAGAAGATCTAACACAAACAAAGGAAGTACCCATGAGCGGACCAGGATCAGGCAGATATACGACGTACGTACCGGTGGCCAGTCCACGCAACAAGCTGCTTCGCGAGCTCTTTAACAAGAAGGCTCAGAACGAGTCAGGCGTGTTCTATGGAAAATTGGACCAGACAGACAACGCCGACGCTGCCTCGGCCGCTGTCACGCGAGCGACTGCGCCTGTCGTTAATGGCGTCGGTGGCGTCATTCCTTCTGACGGAATTCAGGCTGGAGATCCGTCAATGTTTCCGAACGGAGTCAATCTCTCGTATGGCGGCGCTCCCGACCTGACAGAGGTGAAGTGGACGGCTCCTGGTGGACCTGCAGTTCCTTACGCTCCCGATGTCTCGTCTCCCGGTCCGGGTCGGACGAAGGGCGTCGAGAAGGACGTGGATCCGAAACTCACGATCGCCGATTTCAAGGGAGAGACCTACGTTCCGGCTGCTCCTGATACGGGAACTGTTTCTCCGAGCACGACGAGCGGACCAGGAGGCCTAGGGGCACCTCCTATTGGCAAGCCCTTGGTCAAAGGCAAATCATCTGTGTGAGCATACTTAAGGCACAACAACTGGGATAATACATGTCAAAGCAACTATACGAAGAGGCGCTAGCGGACGTCAAGAAGCTGAAGGAAGTGGCGGAGGACAATGCGAAGCGTGCCCTCCTAGAGGCCGTCACACCTCGAATCCGCGACCTGATCGAGAATCAACTCCTCGGTGAGTCATATGCCGAAGAGATTGAGGCTGACAAGGACAAACTTCTCATGGACGAACCTGCCTCACAGGTCGAGGTCCCGACGCCCGTCGAACCTTCTCCTCGCGTGGGAGATGCCGATGCTTCGGCTTCCGCCATCTCTCTTCCTGATGAGGAAGGAAAGGTGACGCTGGACCTCGCCGCGCTGAAGGTCCCAGGAGACGACGAATATGAACTCAGCATGGAATCGGCAGCGGCACTGGGCCTGCTGGTCAAGTCCGGTGGTGTTCCGACGGAAGATCCGCGTCGGAGAATCGAGTCTCTCGGTGAGAAGGTAAATCTCTTCACCTCAGCGGGACGTCTCGTCTCTGAGTCGGAAGGCTATCTAACGGCCCTCGCTGAGATCATCTCAGAAGTTGAAGATGTGTATGGATTCATTCAGAATGATCTGAAGGAATCTGAAGATAAGAATGCTTACGAAGCAGTCCTCGAAGGCCATTATGCAACCCTCAAACAGCTCATGGAGCAGAAAATGAACAAGGGAAAGAAAGAACTAGCAGAAGCAGACGTGACACTCAAGTTGACCGGCATGCCAGATGATATCGACCTCGATAGCATCGGTGTCGATCTCGTCTCCGACGACGAGGCTCCGGCAGCGGCAGAGGATGCCGCAGAGGAAGAAGACGAAGAGGCCGAAGAGACTGAAGAAGAGGCTGCTGACGAGGATCTCGATCTCGAGGAGGAGGGCGACGACAAGAAGATGGAGTCGACTTCTCTGAGTGATGACACGATCGTCGAGATCGACGAGGGCATGCTTCGACGAGAGATAGCCCGGATGAAGTCGCTTCGTGAAGCCGATGAGACGGCTCCTCAGAGCTGGGGCAACGGACCTGGTGACGTTTCCGATGAATTCGAAGACGAGGACCTCGGCGATCCGTTCGTCGATGTTGAGCTCACCACTGAAGGTGAAGACGACGACAAGAAAGAGTCGGACGACAAGAAGATGGACGAGTACGGAATGGACGAAGACGACGACAAGAAGGCGGAAGAGGCTCAGGACAAGAAGGTGGACGAGCTGGAAGAGCTCGATATGGATCAGGCCGAGGACGACAGGGAGCGCGGTGGTAACGTTGCTCCTGACAGCATGGGTCCCGGAGCGAAGACCAACAAGCAGCTTCGTCACACCGAGTCTCTCAAGAATCGCCTCGAAGCCGAAGTTCACATTCAGACCGAGGCCAAGAAGAAGGCCCAGGCCGCCAAGAAGAAGCAACTTGAGGCACAGAAGAAGATGAAGCAGGCCAAGAAGGTTCAGGAGAAGGAACAGGCCAAGAAGCAGGCCAAGAAGATGCAGGAGGCATATGCCTTCTATGCAACCAAGTTCAATGAGTCTGTTGCCCGCAGCAACAAGCTCAAGGGTATGCTCAACGAGGCAACCCGAAAAGATGGGGCCGCCCTCAATGGCGGAACCAAGCGGTCGGACGCTGAGACCGATAATCTCCGCACTAAGTTGGCAGAGACGAATCTGTTCAACGCGAAGCTCCTCTTCACGAACAAGCTTCTCCAGCTTGAGTCGCTCACCAAACGCCAGAAGGCGGAGGTGATTGAGCGTCTCGATGAGGCGAAGTCGGAGCGTGAAGTGAAGCTTGTGTACGAGAGCCTTGTCAAGGCCCTGCAAGGTGCTCCGGCCAAGTTGGCCGAATCCACCGACCGCGGGGTGATCGGGTCATCGTCACGTCCCGCGCGTCAGTCATCGGCGAGCAACTCGTTGAACGAGGGCGTCGAGGCCGACCGCTGGGCGCGTCTCGCAGGCATCGTGAAGTAACAGGAAGTCGAAACCAACAAGGAAACAGGAGAAAAAGAAATGAAATACTTCAGCCTAGATCAACTAGCACAGGGAATCCGCGAGAAGCACGTCGGTGCTGAGCGGGCCCGCCTCACGGAGAAGTGGTCGCGCACCGGCCTCCTCCGCGGCCTCGACGGACAGAAGCGTGAGACCATGGCACAGCTCCTGGAGAACCAGGCCGCCCAGGTCCTCAAGGAGAGCAATGCCCTCT